TACTGGGACTACCGGAGAAAAAATCCGGATAAATTCAGGCAACAAAATACAAAGGAGACAGACGGATGGAGATTATAAAATGTCAACATTGCGGAAAGCCATATGAAATGAAAGCTTTCACTGTTCTTGGGATAACAAAAAAACTCTGGGTGGCACAATGCAATTGCATTGATAAGCTTGCAGAAAAGCAAAAAGAAGCACAGATACAAGAAGAAAAAAAACGTATTTTAGAAAAGAAATTCAAAAACTCAATGATGACACCGTTATTTCGGGAAAAGTGCTTTGATATGGTTGATAACAGTGAGATGAAACGCAAGTGTATCGAATATGTTAAAGTATTCAAACCTCATAACTCAACGGGTTTAAGCTTGATAGGTAATGTCGGTACCGGCAAAACTACTCTTCTGGCTTGTATCTGTAATGAGCTCATGCAAAAAGGTTATAACTGTCTGTTTACACAACTTACAGATTTGTTGGATAAATTCTCTACTGCGCGCAGGTCAAGTGACGAAAGAGCAGAAGAAAAGCTACTAAACTGGCTTTTGGAATTTGACTTTGTTGTGTTGGATGACATAGGTCGGGAAAAATATACAGAAACCCGCCTAGAAGTTGTTTTTAAAATCGTTGACAAGTTGATTTCACACAAAATACCAATCGGCATAAGCGCAAATCCTGAAATGATAAAAAAACTTAAAAACATACCTGACTTTGCAGCAATATTAGACAGATTAAATGAAACTTGCCAACTTAAGCTTGAATTTGAAGGCAAAAGCTTCCGACGTGCAAGTTAGAAGACGAAAAAGAATACAAAAAGCTTATGAAACGATTGAAAGAACACGATTTAACAACAGTTGTAGAACTAAGAAA